ACTGTATCCGTTGTGCCGTCGCTTTGCGCGCCGAGTAGCCTTGTCGCATCTCCGGCGCGCCCTGCAAAGTTAGTCTTTGCCCCCGTGACCGCCGCGTTGTCTATTGTCCACGTTGCGCCGCTATTGCTTACGGTTATATCGCCTTTGTCGCCGTCTGTTACCCCGCCGCTTCCGATTTTTGCGTATGTGCTAAGCATGGCAGCCGTATCGGCTGCGTTGATGTAGGTTAACAGCATGGCAGCAGTGTCGCTTGCATTTATGTAGGTAGATAGCATTGTGGCCGTATCAGCAAAATTTACATAAGTTGAAAGCATGGCAGCCGTGTCCACTGCGTTAATATAGTTAGTCAGCATTGCCGCCGTGTCCGAAATATTCAACTTTGCCGCCAACTCAAAATCGCGGGCAAATACAGATGTGTCCGATATGTTCAGCTTCAAATTGATGCGGTTAGATAAGCTGATTGTATCCTGCTTTTTCAGATAGGGAGAAAGCATCGCCGAGGTATCTACTACATTTATGTAGTTGGCCAGCATTGCGGACGTATCACTAATATTCAGCTTCAAATTGATCCTGTTAGAAAGCGAAGCCGTATCCGCCGAATTGAGCTTTAGCGACAAAGCATTATTAGCCCACGTCTTCGATGCCAAGACCGACGTATCCGCGCTCACCGTGCCCGTTGTGGTGATAGGGGAGGGGCTAAGGCTTATCCCGTTGCCCGCGCTGATGCTTGTCACCGTGCCCGAGCCTCCGCCGCCACCGCCACCCGCGCCGATTGAGTCTTTCACGGCCTGCGACAAATCTTCCCACGTCACCGCGCCCGCATCTATGCTCCAGGTCTCGCCGAATGTGCCCGAGACGGTGATGTCGCCTTTGTCGCCGACCAACTTTACCCGCGTGTACTTTGCAATGCTGTCCATGCGGCTTTTCTTCCAGGAGCCGCCCTGGATGTAGTAAATCTTTACCGTATCGGCTGCCGTGCCGGCTGCGATCTCCGCATCGCTTAGCACGTTTACCGTATCCTTTGCCGTCTGCGAATATGCCAGGACGGGGAGGAGGGATAATAAAGAAAATAATATGCGTTTCATAGTGTGCGTTTTTTTTAATAGACTCCGAAATGACTTATACCGACCCATTGATAGTTGCCTGTACGAGGGTGCGGCATGCAGACAAATTTTACATATAATAATTGTGTATCACCAACATATATATCTGTAATAGTGAAATCCTGTGGTTTATTAAAACCATCTTTAAGGCGTATGCCGTTAGTACTCGATTTGACCAGCATAGATGGCGGCCCTCCATTCTGCAAATCATCTGAATACAACTCGACAATTTTCCCGGCATGCGTCGCGCTTGGCGTTGGCAAGGTAATTGTATCGTATCCGGTCGAAAGGCTGTCAATGAACAAGTAAACGATTATCTGCGAAAAAGTATCCAGCTCTGCACTAATGTCCCGACTAACGCTATCAACGGTAATGTATTTTACCCCTCCCAACTTTGCCAGACCCGCCGCCCCGTCTGCCAGCTTTGCCGAAGTCACCGCGCCGTTGGTAATGTGCTTTGTTTTTACACTGTTATCCGTTGTGTCCAGCTTGGCGTTTATTCGGTTGCTGAGGCTAATTGTATCCTGTTTCTTTAGGTAAGGTAAAAGCATAGCCGAGGTATCCACCGTATTTATATAGGTAGATAACATAGCACTGGTATCGGATATATTGAGCTTTAGATTGATACGGTTGCTTAAAGAAGCCGTATCCGTCGCGTTTAGCTTAGTGTTTATCCTATTGGATAGCGATATAGTGTCCTGTTTCTTTAGATATGGCAATAGCATAGCTGAGGTATCCACCGCATTTATATAGGTAGATAGCATAGCAGTCGTATCTGATATATTGAGCCTTAGATTGATACGGTTAGATAAGCTGATGGTGTCTTGCTTTTTTAGATACGGGGATAGCATAGCCGAGGTATCCACCGTATTTATATAGGTAGATAACATAGCACTGGTATCGGATATATTGAGCTTTAGATTGATACGGTTGCTCAAAGAAGCCGTATCCGTCGCGTTTAGCTTAGTATTTAGCTGCGTCTGCACCGATGAAGTCACGCCCTTTACATAGCTTAATTCGGTGACGGTCGGATAGGTAGCCGGGTCAAGCCTGGCAATGGTGCTATCTGTGCCCAACGCGATCAGCGCGCCCGGGGTGCTGCTTAGTGTGTCAATGCGCACTTTGCCGCCAACGTGCAAGGATGCGGCGGGGTTGTTTTTTAAGATGCCAACTTTGCCGTTGCGCGGGATAGCTAAATTTGTGCTATCCATGCCAGTTGCAAAAATGGTATTCCCAATGTTAAGCTGATTGTTGTTGTTTGGATTTAGCAATCTTGTACTATGACCTATAATAATATTATTACTTCCGGTTGTTATGTCAGTTGCACTAAATGAGCCTAATACAATATTTTGATCACCGTTAGTTAGGGCAAAAGCCGATCCTTGTCCTATGATAATATTGAGAGAACCAAATTGCATATTTTGTCCTCCTGCATCTCTACCTAAAATTATGTTTGATACACCAGTATTTGTTTTGATATTAGCGTAATTACCTAAAATAATATTATCACTTCCGGTTAAAATAGATTTATCCCCCCATGAAAAATTACCATTCGCAACATCCACCCTAAATGTCGTATCCAACGTTAATAATGACGAAGAAGCCATATAAGGCACGCTGCCCGCTTTTGCGCCCTGGGTGCTTGCATCGTGCAAATCCCGCAAATAAGCCCCCGTTGTCACCCGCACTGCCAAGACGCCCTGTGTTGCGCTTTTATTGACCACAAATGCAATGGGCAATTTTAAATTAGACCCGGTCGGTTCAGTTTCGGTCAGCTCGCCAGGGTACAAAGCATCAGCATACAGTACCGCGCCTGCGTTGTAATTATCCGTGTTGAGCTTTCGTATTTTGCCCTGCCACATAATATATCCATCCTCTCCAGGTGCAATATCGTGCGCCGCAATACCCATCAAATACATCGCATCAATCGTGCCATTTGCGATCATGTGTTTTACCAATATGCGCCCTGAAGCCCCGACCGTGCCCGTTGCCCGCACGACCGTGCCCGTTGCCCGCACGACCGTGCCCTTTGTGATGGTTACACTGGTATCGTTTTTGACGTACCAGTGCCCGGGGAGGATGGGTATTTCTACGCCGTGGTTCGCCCCATACACTAAACTACCTTTATCGTAGTTGTATTGCAGCTCCAGGCTATCCGGGTCGGTCTCGTTGTTGTTAAAAGTTATGCTGTCGGTTGGAAGTTCAAAGCCCCCGGCTGCCAATAGTATGCTATCCTTTAGTGCCTGCGTTAAATTATCCCAGTCAACTACCGCCGTATCTATCATCATCACCGCACCTGCATCGCTTACGATTATATCACCCTTATCCCCGTTCGGTATCGGGTCAAATTGCACCTGCTGACCGTTTACCGTTAAAAATATCGTTGTTTGCGACCCGCTTTCGACAACGCCCACCACGGCGTTTCCATCCCAGGGAAGGCGCACGTCCGTTAAGTTGTCCACCACGACCGAGGTTTCCCCGCTTGCGCCCTGCGTTACGCTTAGGTTTGTTACGCTGTTTATGGTCATCGTGCTATCCGTTGCCGCAAGCGTTATGTAATCACCCGCAACAAAAGCAACGCTATCCCCCGTGCTGCTGCGCAACGTGACCGGGCTTACCGTGCCTGCAAAGCTCAAATCCGTTTCCCCCGTGCCACCAAGGGCAATGCTATCCTTTACCGCCTGGCTTAACATTGCATAGTCAACGTGTCCGGCAGGGATCGTTACATCTAAAAATATTTGCCCATCCTGCGCCGCCGCAACTTCCGTAACGCTAACAAGCCCCGTGCCCGTGATTGTTACGGCGTGCGTTATGGTCGTTACGGTAAGTATTCCAATAACTGCGTTACCATCCCAGGGGAGGCGCGCCGCCGTTGCGTTATCTACGACCACCGTTGCGCTTGTGCCGCCTTCGTCGGTATCACTGAGGTACAGCGTTGCGCCGTTACCTCCATCCGCGCCAACGCCAAGCTGTTGCGCCGCGCCGCCATCCACGCGCTGCCATCCCTGTTTTGTTTTTATATAGCGATACAGTACGGCGTTGACCGTATCCAGGAGAAAGTACGCATTAGCAAGTGCGGCGGGCTTCACCGTTACCGTATCCGCGATCGTGCCCCGGTAGATCAGGCCGTCGCCCGTGGTCTGGTAGCCCAGGCGCGACTTGTTCCCGGTGGCCGGGAACTGCCCGTAGGCAGCCCCGGCGGAAAACGCAAATAACGTCAAAAGCAAAACGATCTTCTTAAAACCATCCATGCTACTCGATATAACTAAATATTACCGTATAGTTTGCGCTGTCGTAATGCGTTGCCGCATCTATCGTAATTTCCCCCGTGCCAGTTTTTGCCCATTGCAAATCTATTAAAAGACCTTGGTTTTGGTAAACTTGTATCTGTGCTTCGTTGGCAGGTAAAACGCCCGAATTGCGGGTAATGGTCAGCACTGCCGAATACATATCCAAAAATTCCTGCTTAAAAACATTTACCGCACGTATGCCGGGTAAGGTAGAAGGAGCAGCAATTGGATAGCCTATTCCCCCGGATCGCAAAGAAGACCGTGCGGTGCTGTTTACGTCTTTTTCATCTTCAAGTATCAATTCCCTTGCAAGTTCGGTGAAATCAGTATCGCTTTGCAAGCGCGCCAGGTCTATTGTTGAAATTTCGCGATAAAAGTCAAAGCTCCCGCCTAAAAATAGCCAATAAGCCGAAGCGTAGGAAATAACGTGGTGCGGTAGATAAAAACGTGCCGCGCTTGCATTGTTAACAAATGGCGAGCTTGACAAAATCTGCATAGGTAAAACCTGTGTCCTCATCGTTTCGTACGTCAAAAGTTTGCCCATTTCTCGGTATGCGCCAGAATTGCCAACGCGCCAATTATCGGACTGTACCCATGTGGCAGAATTGTTCATCACTTGTACCGCCCCAGGAGAAACCTGCGATGGCCCGTCGCCTATTTTTACCTCAATTTTTACATCCTTACTTGCGTTTTTATTGTTTTCTGCCGCATATCTGTACGTGTCGCTTTGTCCGTCAAAATTACCTGTTTGCAGCACCTCCAAATACGATGGCCCAAGTACGAAAGAATACGTAACCTCGCCGCCGCTTGTCAGCAAAGTAAGCTCATTTCCTAATTCGTCAAACGCTTTGTATGCTTGGAAATTGAAAAGCACTTGCCCGGTCGTGTTTATCGGAAGGGGAGGGGTGACAAATTCAATCCGGCTAACGACCGTCGCCATTTCCTGATCTATCCTTTCGGCTGTCAGGTAATACCAGTCATTTGCGTCCGAAGTCCACTCCGTTGCTCCTACGCCACCTTTTAAGTGCGCATTGCCACCGACCTGCATTTTTAGCCGAAATTGGATAAAATACGCCACCCCGGTAAAAGGGTTGCGATCTACGCTGTATTTTAGTGTACTTGCAAAAGCCAGGGTAATGCCTTGTCCTATTTCGGTAACAAAGCCAAAATCTGTATATGCCGATGTGTTTTGTGTAAAAAACTGCCCAGAAAGGATATTCCGCGCTTGTACGTGCAAGTAATCCACCGTCAATTTTCCTATCGGGGCAAAGTGCGAAAAGGTTCCGCCGCTCAGTCGTATTAAATCTTTGCCGTTATTGTTCGACGGGTCGTTGGTTCTGGTAAAATTCTGTGCTGTCTCTACCGTCTCACTTCCGGTTTTCGTTATAGCAAAAACCGTTTTCGAGGTCGGGGAAATCATTTCGTTTGCCTGTACAAAATAAAAAGAAGTGCCAGAGAAAAACATCCGCGCTCGCCATGCCTTTGCGATATCGCTAAGCACGTCGTAACAGCTCCGGTATCGGTAATTGCCCTTGCTGTCTACCCAATAAAACGCGTTCTCCGATACTCGCGCCCTTGATAGCGGGTTGATGGTACTTGCATAGGTATAGCTATCTTCGTGCCAGTTACATACGACGCGCAAAAACTTGTAATTAGCGTCGAAGCCGTCTATAATGCCGTCAAAGCCCGTTAGTTTGTTCAAGCACTTTAAAATGATTTCGGTAAAAGTGCTAAAGCCTATGTATGGCCCTCCCAACGGCCTATACTCAATGCCCTTTAGCACCCCTAATCCATCTGTTGCGGTGATACTTGCAATGTACCCCAAGTCCAAAGGCAAATCTGGTATGCTTACCAAATCCGCCAAAATATATCCAGTCCAATTACAGTAAATGCCGTTAAGGTCGCTGTATTGCACGTTCATCACAATATCGCCTTCCTCTGTCGTTACAAGGTCGTCTATAAAATCCTGTAAATCCTGGCTATCAACTATTAGCCCTAACTTTGCCTGGCTGCCGATTACCGGACTTGCTACGCCTTCGCCGTCGCCCTGGTATTCGATAGTAAAAGCAGAAGCGCGCATTTCAATTGCCGGATTTGTCCAGTTCGAATCGTAAATATTTATTGCAAACTGATTATCTCTTTCCGAATAAAAAACCCCTTGCAAGCGTAGTCCCATTACCTGTATCGGTTTGTGCGCTTTTCAGCACGGTTAACCAATATCAACAAGTCTTCCCCGGAAATCCTGGTTTCTGCAATATAGCTTCCTTGTGGCTGGAACATGTTTAAAAATTCCCCCATCCGCTCGAACGGGATCACGGCTTCTTTGCCGGAGGGGTTATCGCCGATAACTGCTAAGGTCTGGGAGGTAACAAAGCCGCCCTGTGCAAGTCTTGGAGCTTGGATTCTATTAATTGCAGCGGAAAAAATACCACCAACAACCGCTCCTCCGGCGGCGGCAACAGCGGCTCCAAGGATACCAAGTTTGCCGAAAGAATCCGCTATCCATGCGGATATTGCCTTTATGGTTTCAGCTCTTGCAAAATCAGCGGCTCCTTGCAATGCTGCTTTTCCGATCGCTTTAAGTACGGTTTGCAACGATAGGCCATACTGCTCTATAAGCTGCGATCCGGTCGAAAACCCTGCGTTTACGTATTGCTGGTATTCGGCTGTAAGTCTATCTATTTCAGCCTTTTTCTTTGCAGCGTCTTCGTTTTCTCTAATCGAATTTGTTAGTCTGTCGTATTCATCTGCCAATTTGCGCACTACATCGCTATACAAATCTCCCTGTTCGATTGCCGCCGCTAAGGCTGTTTTTGTTACTTCGAGTTGTGCAGCCAATGGATTTTCTCCAAAAAATTCAGCAGAAACATTTACCCTGGTCAATTCCCGCTGGTACTCAATCCAAGCATCTTTTTGTTTGTTGATTTCCGGTGTTAAAACAAAAACATCAGAAAGCCCTGAAAGCAAAGTATTTGGCAGCTTAGCGTTTTGCGCAAATTTTGCTACCGCAGAATTTACGTTAGAAATAGCGATAGCAATTTTATTTGCTTCTTTTTCCGCCTCCTTGCTTTGTTTGCCGCCACCTAAAGCATCTAAAAGCGGATCGCCTTGTAGCTGATTTTTAAACGCGTCAATTAAGCTGGTAAAATCAAAGTCCTGCGATTTTTGTACAATTTGCTCCTGCTCCGCTAAAAATTTACCTTGTCGAAGCCCATAAGCTTTTAGTGATTTCTCAAAGGCTTGGTTGCCTTCTTTTTGCGCCCTTTCTAAATCCAGGCCATATTCCGACAGTATTCGAGCCGTTCCAACAAAATCGCCAGTTATGGTAGCTTTTATTGCCCTGATGTTTTTGCTGCTTTCTCGGCTAAGTCCCGCAAAAACTTGTTTCCAATAAGCGGCCAATTGCGCCAATTTTGCTTCTACAAAAGCAAAAGCATCGGATATATTTCCAAATTCATCCGTCAAGTCCTGTACCGCGAAAAGCAGTCCGCCAAAAACAGCAATTGCCGCGAGACCAGGTGCGCCTAACGCCGTAAAGCCTGTAACGAGTAAGGGTAATGTTTTTGCAAGTGCGCCGATCGTTATAAGTAGCGGCCCAATGGTTATGGCCAAAACACCAAAAGTTGCAACTGTGCGCTGCGTTTCTGGTGAAAGATTTTGAAAGCCTTCCACTAAACGATTTATGCCTTGCGAAAGCAGACTAAGTACCTCGTCTAATTTTAGCGATTCAAAAACGCTTTTGCCCAACGCCGCCGCAGCTAACTGCGTACTTTCTTTAAAAGTCTCTACCGATTTAGCCGCGCTGCCTTGTACTTTTTGCAGTTCTTCGCTTTGCTGTATTGCGGTAAAGAGTTTAGCCGCAAAATCACCAACGTTTTTAGTGCTGTTGCGTATGGCCTCGGCGTTTACCCCGCCAAATGTCTCTTTAAATATTTTGGAAAGGATAGGGAGCCTATCCAGGATAACCCGTATATCCTGCTGCAATACTTGACCACGACCGATAATTTGCGAAAGCTGATTTGTAACCTCGCCTAAATCCTCCGAACTCTTACCAGATGCAGTTGTAGCAATTGCCAACTGTCGCAATGCTTCCCGCGCTTGATCTGCCGAAAATCCGATAGATTGAAGGCGCAAAGAACCTTGTACGGCATCCTGAAAACCGATTGTGGTACGGCTATCTAATACCACCTGGTTTAATGCCTGCATCTGCTTTTCAGCTTCTTCGGCACTTGACGAAAATACCTGCAAGCCTTTTTCCAGCTTATCGAATTGCAAAAAAGCCTGCACCGCTGCTCCCCCTACAAGACCCAAAGGGATTGACAGGCGCGCCGTTAGCCCCTGTCCAACCTCTTCGAGCCTTCTGCCAAACCCTTCCAAGTCGTTTAGCACAAGCCGCATCTGCCGCCGAAAAACGGTAGAATCCAGTAAAAGGGCTACGTTTAACCTATTCGCCATTCTGCAATTTTTGTACCTCTTCTAAACTTGTGCCGTATTGCGCCGCAATTTCCGAATCCCATTTATCCCAAATTGCTTTCTTTGCTTGCACGTCGGGAGTTTTCTTTTCATGTGTTTCGGCATCCCAGGGGAGTTTCAAAATATCGGTGGGCTTTAGTTTTACCCCTTTTTTCATTTTCACCTGCAAAAGCAGTAAAGTTTGAAGCCGCGTGCGCTCCCAGTCGTTCACCTCTTGTGCCCGGATGCTTGCCCGGTGGCCTTTTAACACTGCGTACACCTCGCGATAAGAAGCGTAGTAAAATTCCTGCAAGCTCCTGCCTGCATTGCCGCAATAGTCCGTAATTAGGCTATCAAAGGTAAGTTCCGCTATTTCGCCCGCTTTTGCGGGCTTTTCGCGTTTCCCTTTTCCGGCTGTGGCATCTGATCCTGAAATACCTGCAAGACTTTGTTCATCAGCTCTGAATCGGCATCCAGTAAATCGCACGTATCCTCAAATGTGTTTTCGAATGCTTTTCCTGATACCCTGGCTCCATGCTTTAAACCGATATGCACCAATTTAATTGCACGCGATAAAGTAAGGTTTTGGCCTATTGCGTCCATTTCGGCGAGGGACAGCCCTTCGGAATCAAGAAACTCCGAAAGGGCTGCCATGCCAAATTTCACCGGAAAAACCTTGTTGTTAGACGTTATTTCTGCGTATTGCATTGCGTTTTGTTTTTACGAATTTGTGCCCTGCGTAACAGCACCATTCACGGTGAAAGTTGCAGAGAAAGAGGAGTTATCCTCAACTGGTGTGTTCAGGTTCAGCGCGGTGATGTACCCGCTACCCTGCCAGTAGGTATCGCCAGTTTCCGAGGTTGCGAATTTCAGCAATAGCAGCGTCCCGTTATCGAACGCTGTGAACATCTCGGAAAACTTTTTGTTTGCCGTATCGAACGAAAACAAACCGTCTGTTGAAAGCGTTGCAGATTTCCTCCCTACCTCAGTAGTTGCCCACCCGCCACCAGGTGCATCTTTCGTAAGTGTTTCCCTCGTTTCCCGCGTTAAGTCGAGTGTACAAGAAGTTGCATGCCCAATTGCAACGCCGCCCATATAGATGCGGAGGTCAGTTCCATTTACTATACCAGTAGTTGCCATTTTTTTTTATTTAAGAGTTCGGTTAATCTTTGGTTTTTTGCTATTCACCGGAGCCCCGTAAAAGTTGTTCACTTCTATCTTTTGCGGCTCCTGCTGTTTTTCTTTTTGCGGTATCGGATCAATCCTTTCCTGGCTTTCGTGTTTTCGTGCCACCTGCAACGCGATTAAGGCATTTGCGTAGTTTATTTCAGCATCTACCAAATTGCCAGGCTGCCATTGCTCGTACGGGATAAGAATTTCGATTATCATAAGCTGTATCGTCTTTGCAGTCGGTTATGTTGTCGCTCAAAGTCTTTTTTAATAATTTCCAATACTTGTGGTTTTTCTAATAACGGCTCTAAGATGTATTGCCGATATTTCCAGGCTTTGCCAAAAATCATCGAAGCATAATAGCCGGATGCGTCGTTTACTCCTTTACCGTATGCGTTTAGGCTTTTGCGCAATACCCTTGGCCCCACTTCGTAGTCGTTACGACGCGTAAAATAGTATTTAGTAGATCGCAGCAAATTGCCTTTATATATGCGCACTTTCCGTCGGTTTGTACCACTTCCCATATACGCATAATGGTAGCTTTCTCCGTATTCGCGATCATCATATTGGCTTCGTGGGTAATTTTCTTTTCGTGCCAGTCTTGCAACAGCAGCAGCCCCGCCGCGCAAAACCAGCTTTATATTTGCAGGGTTGTCGAAACTGCCAACGTACCCCTGCAATGCCGCTTCAAGCTGCCGACGGTTGGTCATGTACATGCCATTTCGTCTGCCACCCATCCCCTCGAGCTGACTAAAATATCCCATCCCTACCGCTTTTGCCTAAGTGAGTAAGCCTGCATTACCGCAAATACGTGTTCGTCGGCATTCATTTGCCCCGATTGCTGGTCTTTAAAAATAATGCTATCTACCGAAATGCCGTTAACTGTGCCCGAATAGCGATCTAACGCTGTGCGGCACGCAGCAGCAATATCCTGGGCACTTGTGTATGTTTTGGCGTATGCCATTACGGCAAAATCTACCATATCGAGCTTTGAAACCCCGTCCTTTGTGTCGCTCGGTGCAGTGCCTTCGATTTGGTACGCCACAAAAGGAAAGGCAGTGTCTTGCGTTGCAATATCCGGGTAAATGCGGGTAGAGACCAAAGCGGAAACCCCTGCATTGGCCGACAAAATCCCGTATATGGCTTTTCCTGCACTCATATAAATGCCCC